AGGATCTACTGTAAAGCCATTGCCTTGAAGAACTTCCATTGCCTTTTGTCTAAAAGCATCTTCAAATCCCTCATCGTTAGGCTTAAGACCATCTAAATCTTCAGTTCTGCAAACAAATCTAATTGAATCAGATGTTTCATGAGTAACTTGCATTGCTGCTGTTCTTTCAGCATTTTGCTTTGTTTCGATAGCTTTAACAATTAACTTCTCAGCTAATTCACCATCAGATACAAGCTTCTTAGCAGCTGTTACAATTGATTTAGTTGAAAGGTTAAAATTAGTAGCATAATCTGCTAACCATCCAATAACATTTGTTGAAAGATCAGTTTTAGAAGCAACTCTTTCGCCCCAGAATTCTCTTCTAGCTCTGGATTTCAATCTTGCACTGGTAGCAGAAGCTGTTCTTGCTTTGTTAACCTCAGCAACCATGCCTTCTTCATCCATTTCTTCAACTTCTTCAGCAACTTCTTCTGCAGTTGCTCCTGCCTCTTCTGCAGACATTGCCATAGCAGAGATAACTGACTTTAAATCGTTCTTTGAAATTAAAGCATCTCCAGTAACATTGCCTCTAAGTGCAGTTCTGAGTTCTTCTGATTTAGAAACCTTAGCTTTTGCTTCAGATGTAGAACCTTTAGCATTTGACATTTTCAATTCAGCAAGTTTTGTTACAGATTCCATTGTAAAATCAATTTCACTGGCTGCAACTCTGAGTGCTTCAGCAAGATCACCAGCAGTTACTGTCTTAGAAACTTTATTTCCTAAGGATGCAAGTACAGCTGTTAAAGGTGAACTTGAAACTCTTTCACTCTTAAAGAAATCTGCTTTAGATGCAAGCTTTGCACGAACACTTGTACCAGCTGATGCTGTTGCAATCATTTCAGGTAAAAGTTCTTCATTTGCAAGTTTTGTTGAAGCTTCTACAACTTCAGATGGTGTGGAGTATGATTCAACTACAGCTTCGCCTAATGCTTCAACTGTATGAACCATAACTTCATGAGCTGGAGCAGAACCTTCTACTCTACAGCACTCCAATCTTTCGTTAAGTCCTTCTTCAGAAACACCCTTATTAGCTTGTGCAACTAATTCAGATAAAGCTTCTTTGACATCAGCATCATTTACTTTATGACCATAAAGGCCAGCTGAGGTTAATGCTTCTTCACCATATTCTGCATTATCTTTTCTTAAAGATTCTAAAGATTCTTCTCTAGTCTTATCAGCATTAGGATCTGCATGCATTGTTGCAACTCCATCAGCTAAAGTCTTATAAGGAACGCCTTTTCTTTCGCCCTTGAGTTCTAATTCTTTGACATCTTTATCCATGTGAGGGGCCTTGATTGCAGTTTTAACAAAATCTTTAAGAAGATCTGCTGCAACTCTAGCACCTTGACCACTTTCCATGGCAGAAAGTTGTTGTTCAGAAAGAATTGGTTCCCAGTTTGATCTATTACCATTAGTAAATCCGGTAATAGAACCATCTGTTGAAAGAACTAAACGATTACCAGCCCCATCCTCAACCTTAAAATCGATTGTAACGGCGGCTGCTAATTTTTTGCGTTGTTCAGACGCTATCTTAGCAAAATGATCCATTTGATTATTTCCCTCCGCCCTAAGAGAATGGGGCGTATTGTTTCTAATATTTTTATTTCGTTCATTAGCAACTCTAATAACGTTTTGAGTAACAGAAGCAATAGATGTATTATCTGACAATGCTTCTTTGAATTGAATCAATCCCTTAGTTAGTTTTATAAATGAACTATCTTTGGGTTGAGTTGATGTGCTGGCAAAGACTTCTCTTCTGCCATCTTTAGATGCCCATACAAGATTATGTGATGAAGAAGCTAATGCAACAGCTCCTCCAACGCCTTGCTGTCCACTTGTAAATAATGCAGGCTCTATCATTCTGCCTACATTTCCTGCTGGCATATAATTGGCAGGAGCAACATTACTTTGTTGAGGTTGTTGTGGTTGTTGCTGAGGTTGTTGTTGTAATTGCTGTTGGTTTAAAGGTTGTTGTCCTTGTCCTCCTCCAGTGTCAATTCCATCATCAATCATGTCTTGCATTGTTGATTGAAGATCTGCCATTGATTTAGTAATTTTGCCTACGTGTACTAAATCAACATTGTCTTTACGTGCAAACATATTCATCACAGCTACTTCTAAAAAGTTAAGTGATAAATTGATAAGATCTAAAATATTTAAACCAGCTCTAGGATCAATTCCCAAAGCTCCTAAAACTGCTTGGACTGTAGAGTTTTGGTTTGCGCCTTCTCCAGCCATCAATTGTCCGCCTACTAAAGTACCGGCAGACTGAGCTAATTTAATTGAAGTTCTAGCGGTGTTTTCTGCTACTCTTAAACATTCTTCATATTCGTGTCTTACAGTTGGGTCTGATGGAGCGCCTTGTTGAGCAACCACAATATTTGCAATTAATTCAGAGGCTTTCTTTTCAGCATCAGTGGCAGCATTAAGAATATCGTCAACATCGTAGATTTCTTTAATTTCACAAGTATCAAAGGCACCATCACCTACACAAGAAAGCTCAATGAATTTTAAATCATAGTTTTCTTCATAAATGGATTTGCCTGTACCGTTTTCCTTTTTGCCTTTCCACTTTTTGAGACAAGAACAATATTCTTTTTCTGTGTATGCTTTATTTCCGCACTTAGAACATATTCCATAGGCAACCGAACAGCCCATTGATACATCATGAATTACACCAGTGCGGATATTTCTAGCAATATCAGGATAAGCTTCTTCATCTACGAAAAAAGTACAATAAACACAATTTTCAGATTCTTCCCATTCAGCATAAACGACCATGCCTTTAGCTTGCTCAATATCATCATTCTTATGGTTGGTGTAAATTGGTACACCTTCGAATGTTTTATAAGCTGGGATTTTCTCGCCCTTAACTTCAACTTCTTTTAATAATTCAGCTTTAGAAAAATAGTCTCCATTATGATTGACCGTATCTGCATCAATGGATCTAGCTCTTACCCAAAGAAGCTTAGCATCTTTACGAGCTTTCATTTCTTTGACAATATCGAAATCTTTATATTTTTCTAAAACTTCTGAAGGATCTGCATACAAAGATTGCAAACCAATCTTAGCAGCCTCTCTCATTTGTTTGGAAGCAGTTTTAAGCATATGTTCTCTTGCAGTATTTCTGTCATGTTCGGTGAGAAAACTATTAATTGTTATAGGCCCACCTATTGCTACTCTGTACATAAATAAATTTTTCTCCTGCAATTGTTTAATGCTGAAACAATTTTAGACATTTACTCTAATTTCTCTTCTCAGTTTTTCTCTAAAAATCCTGTTCAAACAATAAAACCTATCGAAATCGATAGGTTTTTTGTACACATTCAAGAAGAATTAAATCTTTATTTCATCTGGATCTTGTGCTTGAGATTTTCCACTTTTCTTTCGTATTGCTTGCATAACAACATTCAATACATCTTGTGGATGATCATTTAATTCTTTATCTGTAAATCTCAACATAACCCATCCATTAGAAGCAAGTTCAATATCTCTTCTTTTATCTTTTGCAATTTTTTCAGGATTGTTATGCCAAATTTCACCATCTGCTTCGACTCCAATCTTAAGTGTTGGAATTGCTGCATCTAATTGATAATCCATAGTAGGACCGGCTGAATATTGGGCATACAATGGATACGGCAGGTTAATAGAAAGTAAAAGACCATAAAGTTTCTTTTCTATTGAAGTAAACATTTGAGTTGGTGGTTTTTCCATTTTCTTTGCAGCATATACAGTTCTTGTATCTTCACTATTTGCAAAGCTATATTGTTCATATTCTGCGGCATAATTTAATGCTTTTGAATAAGGACCGCCAAAAGGTAATGGACTTAAAACACCACCAAAACCATCATAAGTTTCAGGTACAGATCCAAGCCTACCACGTCCAGAAACAGGTGATAAACTTCTTACAAAGCCTTCATGTGCTGCTGATTTAAATCTTCTTCCAGCAACTCTAACATTAATCAAACTTGAATTATTTTCCAAGTTTTCATAGTAGAGTTCGTTCATAATAGAAGAAGCTAATCTATAATTTTGTATGGAGTTATTAGCCATAGGCATACCTGGCATTCCACCACCCATGCCTCCCATACCGCCAGGAGGAGGAGGTGTCATTCCCATACCAGGAGCACCCATACCCATATCCCCACCACCAGCACCAAATCCTTGTCCAGTTACATCACCAGATTGGAAACCATTATTAGTATCCAAATTGCCAAATGCTGGGTTTTGAACAAAGTTAGACCCTTGTTCAAATCTAAGTCTTTCAATTTCTTGATCAGGGTCTAGTCCAAATTGCTCAATAAGAGTCATGTTTGAAATAACACCATTTGAGTTAGCAGTAACAAGCATCTGCAACTTACCGGTGTCATCTCTTAATTGAAGATCATCAAACTTAATTGTAGGAAAGATAATTTCTTCTTGTCCTCTTTCGCCTTCAATTGTAAAACCATTCCATTCAGCAACAGGTTTGAATACACATTGTTCAACCCATCTTGCCACTTCTCTTCTAAATGTCTCTAATCTTTGAGCCATTGCAAGGAGACCAACTTGAGCATTACCATATGTTGGACCTTCACCATTGAGGAGAGCTTTGTTGAGCATTACACCATCTAGGATTTCTTGATCAATTAATTCATATTCATTAGTTAATTGAAGTACTTTTCCAGAGGCGCCAACATAATCAAAGTCAAAAGCATGGTGAGTGACTAGTGTAAGGTTAGGGTCATTAGCAATTGCAGCCAACTCATCTTGAACCGAATCGAGGTCTTCTTGTGACGCTGGCCTTTGATCATTTCCTACCTTTACAACTTTAACTGGAAGGATATGTCTTTCTGCAACAATCCATTGAGATTGTCTTAATTTATCTTTATATGCTAATGTTGGAAATAATGGTCTGATAAGTGGAGTACCATAATCTTCCCAAGGGTTAGATCCATGTTTGAAATGGTGAATAGAAATAGGAGAAAGTGGAATAGGATCGCCTTTCAATATAAGTTTCTTTACATTGTCAGGAATAGCATCATAATATTCTCTTGGTTGTCTCTCATTTACAATTTTGATTTCTTCAGGGGATGGTCTGTAAGTGTACATTCCAGGCTGATCAATCATGCTTGGGGACTTAAGAACACTATCAGGATTTAATAAACATACAGATTTCCATGTTGCTCCATCATGTTTACAAGCCTCATTCTTTTCTTCGTCCCAGTTTGATCCATGGCAGTGTTCACAATCTAATGAAAGAAGAACAAATGCATCTCCAAGTAAGTGATAAACCTTTGAGATTTCAGGAAGCCATTTTTGAAAGTTAATTTTTTCAATTAACTTTTCAAAATAATCTTTTACATATGATGAAGAACATTCCAATTTCCAACCAGAGAATGGATAATTGGAATAGAAGTTAATGGCTGCAGCAATTTTTGGCTCGTTGTTTCTCCACCAGTTTGCCCAGAGATAAACTTCACGTCTAGCATTTGGGATTTGAAAAGATGTAGGTGTTAAGAAAGGAGAATAGAAGTTTGGTGCGGTGGTCATTGTATTATTACCACCGGACATTTGTGCAGTTTTAGAGTTTACAGAAGGGCCCAATCCACTTGTAATTCTAGAATAAGCATATTGACCCGAATATTCTGCTGATGAAACTTTCTCTCCCGATACATTTTGCGCTGCTGTTTTTAAGACGTTTGCTAATGTAGGTGCATTCTTGGAAATCATATTTTATTTATACCCACATTGAGATTGTATTATTATATAAGTGTTCTTGCTGAAGGCAAATCACCAGTAAAAAGAGGATTTGATTTGGAAGATGCAAAGAACGATGGTGAACCAATACCTGTTTGAAGTAAGATGCCATTTCCAGCTTCAGAAGATTGCTTATTGATTGGATCTACATTGATAGCTGAATCTCTGGAAGCTTCTAAAGCAGCTTCAGTAGTGATAAAAGCATCATGATAAGGTGATTTTAATCTATTTCTTTTTGAAGCTTCTTGGTCAACAATTTGATGAGGTCTTTTTATTAAAAGATCCCAAAGTTCTTTTTGCTGTTCCATAGACATTTCATAATATTCTTCTAAAGTTTGTCCCATATCTTCAAGAATTGTTAGTAAATCTTCATTTAATTCATCATAATTCTTGAATTCAGGAGAATCTTTCAATTCTTCTTGAGGTTCTTGTTCAATTTGTTGATTTGAAACAGGCAAAAGAGGAGTGGATTTTACAACCCCTCCTCCAAACTGTGCCTTTTTAATTCTGTACCACATTAGTCTTCTTCTCTTGATTCTTCTAAAATATAATCTAATCCTAATTGTTTTGCAAAATCTTTCAAATCATCATCAGAAAATTGATGTCCCCAATTCTCTGAATCATCTTCAAGCATTTCTTCAATTGTTTTATCTAATTTTTTGTTAGTTCTTTTATCTTCTAGCATTGAATCAAAAGACTTTTCATCCTTAGATGCTGTTTTATTTAAATGATCTGATAAACTTTTTTCATCACCGTCACCAGCATCTTCGTTAATTTCTTCAGATACATTAACAGGATTTTCTTTCATTTCATTAATTTTTTCAATGGTGGATTTATCTTCTTCGCCTTTTCTGTCGTAAAGTCCAGCATTGTCTTCTAAATTAACTTCAATCTTTTCATCTAAATTAACTTTTGTATTATATTTGTCTACAAGAAGATCAAATAAAGATTTCTTTTGCTCACCCTTACGTGGTAATTGATCTTCTATAGTTTTAGAATGATCTGATTGAGCAGTTCTTTTATTAAGTTTCTTGTCATCAACAGTGTGACCATAACCAACTGCAGGCAAATCAGCTAATTGTTTTTCCATGCTGTCATCTGTATTAGGTTTTTCTTTTCTGAGTTTGGTTGCTTTAAGATCACTGTCTTCAAACATCTTTTCATAGCCAACTTCATCTTCATGAGTTTTTCTTTCGCCATCTTTGATATTTAATAAATTGGCTTCATTATCAGGATGTCTAGTTGTGTCTAATCTTCCCATTACAACATCATGGGATTGGAATGATTGTTTCATCCAAGCTTCATAATTACATCTAACATTTCCGTCAGCATCTAATCTTGAATCAATACAATTCCATCTACACTTTGATGATTCCATAGGAACAGCAGAGCCGAACTCCACTTTGCCTTTAGGACACATCAAAATTGGTTCACCGTCTGTAGTTGCTAATGTAGTGTAAGCAACTCTGGTATTTCTTGGAGTTGAAATTGCATCATACATATTTTTAGCAATTTTTGATGCGTTAGCTATATGAGCATAACTACCATTGCTTAGCATTTTATCAATTTCGACAAGAGCATCATATTCTTTAATATTTGCAACTTTCATCAATTTTTCAACTGTTGCAATAGATTCTGCTTGCCATAAACCAGTGGATTTCTTTGGTAAATTACTTGCAATTCTTTCCATTGTAAATGCATCGTTTTCATTACCTAATGCACAGTTAATGGAGGCAAATAAATGTCTTAGTTCTTTTCTAATATAAGCATTTCTTGTTTCAGAAAGGGTGTTTGCTAAATGCTTCATAGCGTGATGCATATCTTCTGGTGATTGCATTCTGAAGATTTTGACAACATGCTTTGGACCACCCATATTTAAAAGTTTTGCGCCTACTGGGTCTGAAGCATCAATATCACCATCTTCTAAATCATGGAATGGTGTTTCTGGCATAGAGTGCATAGGTGAAAGATTGCCCATAATTTTCTGGAGCATATCTAAAATCCCTGTACCGCCAATTAATTTTCCAACTGTCTTAGGGTTATGTGATTGAAGTTTCATTTTTATTGTGTAATTTTTCTTTTCCATTTTTCCTTACCCTAAATCTAAGTTTTTAAGATCCATTCCTCTATTTTTAAGTTCAGTTTTAACTTTAGCAAGCTCTTCTTTAGCACCTTCTTTACTAGCTGCTTCTTTAAAATCACCTTGAGGAGTGTCTTTGTTATAAGCTAATAAATCATCTAAATAATATGCTCTTGAAATTAATTCTGGTGTTGATCTCTTTCCAAAATCTGGTTTAGTATCATAATCGTAAGAAGCAACTTTGACATTTGATTCCTGGGATGCTTTTTTTGGTTTTTCATCCTTTTCATCCTTGGAGTCATTTTTAATCTTCTTGTTGTAGTCTCTTACAATGTCAACAGCACGTTCAATTGTTTCACCATTCCAGTATTTTTGTTTACTTAAATATCTAACAATGTCTTTCTTTTCAAGTCCATGATCCAAAAGCTTTCCTACTTTCCCCATTAAAACACGGAAAGGATTGCCTCTAGTTTTTTTCTTTTTCTTTACTTGTGCTTGTCTACTATTGAAAGCCATAATTGTGCTACCTACTTTTTCAGATTGCTGTGAATTAACATCTTTAATATGATTTAACTTATGCTTCATTCTGCTGGCTAATTCTTGAGGGGTTGGGTCATATTTACCAGTTGAAGGATTCTTAGTTCTCTTCTTTGGATCATTAGCATAATCAATTGAGTTCATAAGCTGAGAAACCATCTTTCGATATTCTTCTCTTGTAATTTGAGGAAATATTTCTTCTAAATCAGTTTTGATATCATTTATATTTTGGCTATTTGAATTTTCAAACTTATCCAAAATTACAAGCATATCTTTAATAGAAATGCCATCAGAACTTTCTGGATTTCCTTGAGAACCATCAGCTCCTACTACATTTAGATCAAGATTGCTAATTCCCATTGCAGGGTTAGAAGCAAGACCAGATAAAGAATATTTCCTTTCCATATTAAATTTTGTCTATATCTAAATTGATACTCACATTATTGTAAATGTCATGAATTGTTTGAGCTCTATTTACTGCTCTATTTTCAAGATCTTCTGTATGACTCTTCTTTAATCCAAGTCTTTGCTCTCTTGATTTCTCGTGCATAGCAACTCTTTGTGTTTCTCTATTATCTAGTGCATCTGAGTCAACCATGCCAAATTGTGAACTATGTTGGCCTTCGTTAGCAGTTCTTAAAACAGAGTGCGCTCTGTTTGTTACGACACTAGATTTTCTAATTTGATTGAGTTGTCTTTCTTCCCATGAAGCATGCTTTGTAGCTTGTGCTTCTCTTCTTTGAGCATGATTAACCATAGCTTGTTGGCTTGTGCTTTCTTGGCTATTTAAAAACTCTTCGGAAAGGGCAATCATATCTGGGTTAAAAATAGAAGCGCTTTTGCTGAGCATTGCATTCATATATTCATCTGCAGAGTAAGCCTTCAAACCTGATGTAATGGTTCTGGCGTTCATGCCTTCATCATAATCAGATCCTGCTCTTCTGATAGTATTAGTGCCAAAAAGATCTTCATTGTTGAAGTTGTATTTTGGTTCTTCGTATACAGATGGGCCTTGAATCTTTTCCCATGACTTTGTGAAGTTTTCTGCTGTTTTTTGATTACCAATTGTTTGCTTAGAAATCTTGATTCTATTTTCTGTAGAATTTTGCTTCAATTCAGCATATGGATCATCAAAAGCTTCATAACTAGCGCCAACGAATTTCTTTTCCATGTATGATGGAATGTTTTCTGTTTCTGAAACTTTTCTGAATTTGCTCATTTTTGCATCCTATTCTTTCCCAAGTCTATATCCCAGAACTTTCGCTCTGGGATATTTTGAACTTGAGGATTTTAATTAACTATTTTTAAATAACTCGTCTACCCATTCTGGGTCGCCGTAACCGAGCTCATTCTTCCAATAATCTTTGCATCTATTGATATTTGCTGAATCTAATTCAGATTCTTTAATCATATTTGCTACAACTGTCTTCTTAACATTTGTATTCAAATTAGAAGCCATAACTTGCTTAATTTCAACAACAGCTGGCTTTTCTGCAACAGTGGTGTTAAGCATAGCTTCTACATATTCAACTGGGAAGCCAGATGCAATTGCTTTAGCAGCAAATGCTTTCTTAGCGTTATTGTTGAGTTGTGATGCTTTTGCAAATGAATCATTTGTCTTTGCTGTCTTAACAGTCTTCTTTTGAGTGTTTGCAGCAGTCTTTACAAGATTCTCTCTGTAAGCTCTTCTTTGTGCAAGCTTAAGATCGTGCGCTTGTGCAGTTTTGATGTTAGTTTCAATTTGACTTGCTAATCTTAATCTTCTTTCATGTCTTGCAGCAAGAATTGTTTTTGCCAATCTTACATCACCATTTGCTACAGCAGCTTCTACTGCTTCTGCAGAAAGTTGAGAAGGGTTTGTGAAAACAATCTTTGAAGCTTTCTTCTTCATTTCAGATTCTTCTGTCATTTCATCATCTTCATCAGTGTCAACATCGGAATCTTCATCTTCTTCAGATTCTTCGTCTTCATCTTCTTCAGACTCATCTTCGTCATCTTCGTCAGATTCTTTGTCATCTTCCTCAACTGAAGCCCATTTAGCATTTTTCATGTCATGACCTTGGTCAGATCCTTCAGCAATATTGTCAAATGCGCCTTCATATTTCTCATGAAGTGCTTTCATAAGCTCATCTGGGACTTCCTTTTTGCCTTCATCCTCGCCTTCTTCCATAGCGGCAAGTCTTTGACCAAATGCATCCCAATTGATGCCCGTAAAAACAAGCTCAGAATCCAATCCAGATTCTTGATACTTGTTTGGGAAAATTCTATCTGCCATTGTTTAATTTCTCCTCAAGTTCAATCCTTTTAATCTTTTTAAAGATTGTGATTAAGTAAGCAATTGATACTTATTAAAAACCTTCTATAAAAAATACTTTTAACCCTGCTTTTTAGGCATTATTAATTACTTTTACGGAAAACTATTTTGTTATCCTTGTATTCTAATTTATCTCCAACTTCAATACCCAGTTTTTCAAATGTATCTTTATTAGCTTCAACTACATATTTTACAAAATTACTGTCTGGAGAAACACTTTTAGTTTGTTCTGCTTCCATATCTTTAAAGTCAACAATCTCATGATCTGAGTTTAAAAATGCTAATGTTAATGGATATGAAACATTCTTATTCCAAAATGAATGCTTGCCTTTTGTTGGAAAGATAAAATAAGCAACTTCAAAATCTTCTAAAGGTTTAGAATGCATTAGACCCTTTTGTAATAATTTTTCATTATCTGCAAGGAGTCTTAATTCAAACTCACCTTTAAAATCTTCTGTCAGTCATATCTTCTTGAATGTTGATTTTTTGGAAGCAACTTTAACATTTTTAGCTTCTGTCAAATCAAACTTTTCTTTCTTTCTAGCTTTCTTAAACTCATTAACTGGATCTTTCAAGTAAGCATCTCTAAGAGCAACTCTGCCTTTAGAAGTAAGTGCAACAGTTCTACCACTTCCTGTCAATAATCCAGCTGTTTTAAGAGCAAGAAGATCATTGTCATTAATTGTTTTTGGAACATTGCAAACCTTAGCATCCTTGAGGTTATTAATCATATTTGCAGCTGTAACTACATCATTTTGATTCTTCTCAATTTCTTTAAGTAAATCAATGTGCTTTTGGCTTACAATTACTTTTGCTTCTCTAACAGGACTGGAAAAACCTAAAAGTTGAATTTGCATATCTGAAAGACCTAAAGAAGACATTTGTACATTGTCATTATCTTCAGGAAAGTTGTTTAAAGATTGAATCGGTAAGGGCATAATTTTCTCCTATCTTGGGTTTCTGTTCAAGTGACCATTGCCATCTGAAACATTTTGTTCATAAGTATTTTCGAATAAAAATTCACTTAAATCACCACGGCTTACATTGTCATCTAAACCAATATTTTTTGACTCTGGAGCTGGATCTTCATAAGTAATTCCATACCCAGAAGCACCATGAAGTTGTGCTTCTGTATTGAATAATTCTGGATTAGAAGCTTCATCATCTTTGGACTCAGGAACTCTAAATCTATCTTGCTTATCTAGTCTTTTTTCGTCAATTTCAACATCTTCTGCTGTATCATCGAAAGGCACAACTCTGTTTTCTGTGCTGGTGGACATGAAGTTGCCATAATATTGAGCAATTTTAGTAAGTTTGAAAGTTATTTTGTCAGACTCACGAAGTTTCCCCCGCTTGTCTAATGAGTGTGCAAGTTTTAATAATCTAACAATTTCACTTCTATGCATAATTTGTGTTTTATAATTTTTAAACTGAATTTCCTGCTAATTCTCTTTTACATACGTTCAATGCATTCGCAATAGTCATATCCATATCGTAATATCTGTAATTCCCCAAGCGTCCACCAATAATTAAGTTCTTAGTAAACTTTTGGTAATATTCTTTATATCTCTCATAAATTAGATTGTTTGTTTCATCATTAACTGCATAATATGGTTGACTAGTTAAATCTTTTGAATCATATTTTTTTGAATATTCATAAGTAATCAAGTCGTATTTAGATTTACTTTTTGTGAAATGCTTGTGTTGGATTATTCTATTCCAGGATGTATTTTCATCAGGATAATTCATTTGTGAACATCCTTGAAAATCAGTCATAACTTCATAATTTTTGAAATCTAAAGATCTATATTCTAAATCTCCATACATATAATCAAAATATCTTTGAATTTGACCGGTATACACTATTTTATGAGCTTTAGATTCCCAATATGATCTGTCACTAAAGAAATCAACATTTAATTCAATATCGATACCCTTAAGCATTTTTTCAAATATTGGTGTATATCCGTTTACTGGTATGCCTTGATAAATATCTTGGTCTGGATAATAACTATCGTCATATGTATATCTAATTGGTAATCTTTTAATGATTGAGGATGGTAAATATTTAGGTTCTTTACCCCATTGTTTTTTCGTGTACCCATATATTAAGGTTTCATAAATAGTGGGGCCAACAAATGATAAAATATGTTCTTCTAAGTTTTTAGGATTTTCGCAAGGAACAATTTCAGATTGTATTTTTGCTATGGCTTTATCAGGTGTATTTACTTCTGGCCATATTTGATTAATTGTTGATAGGTTAACTGGCAAAGAATATGTTTTGCCTTTGTTTATAGCTTTAACCCTATGAGAATAATTATTGAATTCTGTAAACTCATTTAAATAGTCCCAAATATATTTTTTGGATGTATGAAATATGTGTGGACCATATTTGTGAATATGATAATCTTCATGCGGCTCTGTGTAGCAGTTTCCGCCGATATGATTTCTTTGATCAATAACTAAAACTTTTTTCCCTGTTTTATTTGCTTCATATGCAAAAATGGAGCCGAATAATCCGGCTCCAATAATCAAATAGTCATATACCATACATATATTTTACAAATTAGATCCTGCCCATGGTACTCTTGGGAAATTGCCTTGTCCTTTCAATCCAGGATTATCATCAAAGCCAACTTCTTCATCACCTTGTTTATGTCTATCATATTCATTGTTCAATGCATATTCTTGTGTATGTAGTTGTTGCTCTATTGTTTTGTCATTTTCATTAGGATCATAATTTTCTGCAGAACTTTTACCTGAGAATGATGGGTATGCTGCATCTGGATCCAATGTATCTAAGATGGTTGGTTCATTTCTAAAACCATCTTGATCAGGTGTGTATTCTGTTCTTTGTTCTGCAAAATATTTATCAAGATCTGCGCCTTCGGTTAATAATGGAGTTTTACCAAGGTGTGCGTTTGAAAATTGTGCATCATAGAATGGATTATCATCAGGACCAGAAGGGGTAATATTGTCTCTTCTTCTAGTTGTAAAATCCTTAGCTATCTTTGTAAATTGTTTTGAAGAATAATGCACTCTTTCAGGTTTAATCTGTTCAGGAGTTTCATCTTCATAATCAAACTTTTGCTTTTCTTTGTATTTTCTTCTACTGGAAAGTGATTCTTCCATTGAGATGTAAGATTCTTTATTATCAGTTTGCTTGCTTTTATTAGCTTCAGCTTCCATTAAAGCCTTATGGTCTCTCAATTTAGCTCTTAATTTAATTCTTTCTCTTTCAACTGGATCAAGAATGTCAATGTTTCCTAATACATCATCTTCTTTTGATGTATGAAAAGGCACTAATCTTGCTTCAAAGTTTCTGTTTGCATCATCATCTGGCGGGTTATGGGTTCTAGCTAAAATTGATTCAAAGCCTTGGTCTGTCATGAACAGGTTGTAGTCACCATAATTTCCGCCGCCAGGACTACCACCAGGAGACCAAGCACCAGAGCCTGCACCTCCAACACCACCAAAACCAGCAGCTATTTTAATATTCTTTTTTGAAGACATGTGTTGAGAACCTCAAAGACGGATAATTATCTTATTCTTCCGCTCATATTAATCGTCCTTGACTTAGGTAATTGTTTTGCAATCTTAGCAAATAGTGCTTCATAAGCTACAGCTGCTACTGCATCACAAATATCATCGTGATATCCAGACAATGCTTCAATTGCAAATCTTTTACCTTTCCATTTTTTTTGAAGAAATAAGAATTGAGATTTAGCTTCTTTAATTTCATTTAAAGGATGTTTATTTCCTGATTTATCTAAGTATGCTCCACCAGAAACATCATAAATATCAATTCTGTCTTCTCTAATTAACGTAGCCAATTCTGTGTAGATACTTTCTTTGTAGTTTTTATTAAATTGTTTTTCAACAATTGGCACACCTAAGCTTTGAAGTTTTATTACTGAAGATTGTGAGTTCCATTGGTCTATGCTTACTTGTCTAAATCTAAATCTTTTGTGTAAGTCTAAAACATATTCTTCAATAGTTTTTTCTTCAATTGGTTGATTCTTTGTCAATGGATTCCAGAAATGAATATGATCAATAACAATTCTTCTCATAATTCTTCCATCTGCACCCATTTGTCCAATAATAGCTTCAGTGTGTGCAACAGCTAAAGCATAGTAGTCAGATGTTCTTGCAGGGTCTAAATGGCAGAAATAATCATGCATTCCAAATCCTTTTTCAACTCTTTTCACCATAGACATAGATGAAAAGAATCTATTAATGTCATCTTCAGCAAACATAGGGTCAGAGGATGAAGCTCCAAACTCTGCTCCATATTGCATTTGATATTCTGTAGGATTTTTCTTCTTTTCAGACTCTAAGAAATCTCTATCAATATTGGGATTTACAAGCCAAGTAGGACCACGCATAACAAGAGTGGATGGATCGTCTTGTCTATTTTCATGTAAATCATAAAGTAATCCAATTGGGCCTTTAGGGTTGGAAAGCATCATCATCTTTCCATCTCTACCAAAAGTAGCAAGAGAAGGCTTTAGATCATTATATAAATCATAGTCAAGACCAGAATCAGGATTGTCCCCAGCCATAGCAGCAATTTCGTCCATGATCACACTCCAACAAGTGAGACCAACGAGACCTGAAGCACTACTAGAACCGCACTTTAAAACTAATGAACCAGAAAATAAGTTAAGACCCGCAGTTTCTCTTCTTTCATTTTCTTTACGGTCGTTTTCAGTAAAGAAACGCATTTCTAATTCTGTATCTTTTCCAATATAAGGTTGAAAAAATGGTGAAGCTAGAACAGTTTGCTTTAGCTTTGCGAAGATAGCATTTTTAGCCTGTTCCTCATTTTTAGCCACGTTCAAGAGATAAATTGCATCAAACTCCATCAAGCCATATCTTGCTTGAGGATGCCCCATAGAAATTAGCCTATAAAGTTCATATAAACCAATTGCAGAAACAAGGAAGGATTTACCACTACGTCTTCCAAGAACCAGTACTAATTCTTGAAACTTATATCTGTTTTCGCATTTGTCCATAATTTGCATTCTTAATTTTGGATCAAACTCTTCAGAATATAATAAATCTTTCTCTGTTTGAAAGTTGTCTATGTATGGTCTTTCTTTAAGTTGTTCAATCTTTTTTAATGCATCTGGGTTAGTTGCGTTATCTATTTCATTTTCAAATCTTTGTTGGATAATATCTTTATCCATACGATCACAAGTCAAACAAGGCGAATTGATTACAGAAAATGAAGCTTTGAAAGGTCTGTTTTGTTTATGCATTTCAACAGATTTATGTTCATTTTTCTTTACAAAGTCCCACACACATCCGCTACATCCAATTCTTTCTTCTTCTGGGATATCTTGGATTACTAGATCTGTATTACCTTCTTGCCCCATATAGAAACATTTTAGAATAAGTCTTTGTAAAGGATATGGCTTTAGATTACAAAAGTAAGGAT